TAAAGGTTCATCATCTCGTTGTAACAATTGACTCAACTTCAGCAACTCTGTTTGACAATGGGGTTTCTGTAGGAACTGCAACAATAAGCGCAAGTCACGGTATAGACTCTTGTAGTGATGCGTTTATTGGTTCTGCTTATTCAAGCGCGGTCAATTTATTTGAAGGAACACTGTCGCGCACACGGTTTTATAATCGGGTGTTATCCAGTTCGGAAATTAAAGAAAAATTCGAGAACAAAAATCTAGAATTTTCTGAGATGTGGGCGAGTCAGACGACAATAAATTCTGGCACAACTACCAATGGTAAACGCTACAGAATCACAGCGAGAGACGGAGTTGATTTTACAACTGTTGGAGCGGCGAACAATAATATTGGAACACAATTCACAGCAACAGGCTCGGTTACGCTAGACGCTAACGATACTGTCGTTCAAATTGGTGCGGTCACAGATTACTGCCTTTCTGAAGCATCGCCTACAGCTAGTTTGATGTTGGCAGACCGTTCGACTAATTCTGTCGATGCCACGATTTCGGCAAGTGGGGTTGAGGCTATTTCTAAGCCAATACAAATTTCAGCGGTCGCGGCTCGTATTGGTACAAGTGCAATTACACCAGCCGACAATGAGCTTGTTGCTGGAAAATTACGAGTGTACGAGGGAGCAAGCGGGGCAACGGCAGATACTACTGCAGACGCTCTTGTCATTGACACTAATCAATCGCAAGCAGGAATCTCAATTCTTACGCCAACAAATGGTGCGGCAAATATATTCTTTGGAGATAGCGCAGATAACAACGCTGGTAGAATTGAATACTCACACTCCTCAAATGCGATGGAGTTTAGAACCGCAGGAACGTCACGTTTAAAAATTGATTCTGCCGGTAAAATTGGAGTCAACCAAGGCGCACCAGTTCAGCAAATGCAAGTTACTGGTAATGGTTCCGGCTCAACTGCAATTGATTCACACGGTTACGGGTTAAGGGTATCGGACGAAAACCACGCCCACGGAGCAGTTGATATTGTTTCCTCTGGAGACGTGGCTCAATTCATTGCTCGCAGTAATGTACAAGGTAACTTTTCTTTCAAGTCTTACGGCAGTGCGGCAAATGCATTAATTGAGCGAATGTCGATTTCTTCGACTGGAGCTGTTCAAGTGCTTTCAGACGGAGGCAGTAATAATCCGGCTCACCTAAGTCTGTGGGCTAAAGATACTTCAATAGTCGCTAATGACGTAATCGGAACTATCCTTGGACAAGGTTCGGACAATGCCGCTTCTCCACCACTCACAGGCGCGAAGATTAATTTCGTTGCGGATGCAGATTGGGACGGTGGAAGTTCCAATTATCAATCGAGTAGAATTGATTTCTTTACTCAAAACAATAGTGGAACGGACACGTTGACGAGTCCAAGAATGACGATTTCATCGGCGGGACTCGTAACTGTAAAAGCTGGGGTTGATGATAGTTTTAATTCCGGCTTAAAGGTTGTTCGTTCTTTGAACGGAGATAGCATTTTTATGAACTGCAAAGGCGGTTCTGCTAATTTTAACAGTTTAAGTAACTCTGGCGTAGGGTTGGCGTATAAATTTTTAACGAACGGTACTGAACGCTTAGGAATTGGTACGGCTGGAACCGTAACAATTAACAAACCGCAAGACACAACCACTGGCACTCCGTTTTCGAGTGCTGCACTTAAATTATTACCTTCGGGAACGCAGAACACAACTGGTCTCACGTCGATAGCATTATCTACTTCTGTGTCTGATAACTACGGATTTTTAATAAGTGGACATCGCGCTGGTTCAAGCGGAACACCAACTATGCGAATTAGCAGCCACAATAATTCAAGCACGGGAACCGAAGTTTTAAATATTAATAATGCGGGCCTAGCCAAATTTACCGGAGACACGCAAATTGGAGATGGATATGTTACCAATTACGTCAAACACGTTGCGGGGCTTGACCACACAATTGCCGTGTCGTTCACATTCCCAAGCCAAGCGACTCGTTGGGTTCACCATCTAATCGAACTCCGAATGGCGATGGGTAGCGATGGGGCAACCGCAGCAACTCCGACATTTGTACGTTATGCAATAGCTTCAAACACAAGTATCACTGCTATCACTCAAATGGACGCAAATCTTGGCGGAGACATTAGTGTGGCGACAAGTACGAGTGGAACGACTTTAACAATCACATTTACTGAAGCTAATTCTTACGCAATGAACAGCGTCACAGCGTTTGCAACTTTAACAGCGGGACACGGTGACGCTAAACCAACAGGCATGACGGTTGCTTAATAATTAATTTTAAAAACAATGAGCTTAGAAAAAAATACATCATTAAAATCGGTCACGGTTTATCCGACATACGGTTTACAAGTAAACGAAGCGTCTGAAATCAGTGAAGACGGCAATGTTATTTCATCACAGGAGGTAGTCAGAAACATTCAGCCAACCGATGACGTTTCAAATGAAAACGGCTTGGTCGCTGAGTTGGCAGAAAAGCTATTCACTGACGAGGTCAAGGCTGCGTATGAAGCATCTTTGCCAGTCGAAGAACCAGCAACAACCGAATAATTTAGACATGATACAAGTTAACGTAATCCCAAAACCTGATGAGGGCAAAAACTTTAGTAAAGTTGTCATTGCCTTAAACAGCGTGAACGACTCGCCTTACTCTTTGCAGTATGCAGTAAGCGCATTCGGTAAAGATACTGAAGGCAATTTTATGCCTTTGCCGTTGTATAATGGGCTTTATAAATTGGAGGGTGAAAACTGGAGTAATTGGACTTCTGAAAGTGCCGACAGTGACAACGCATATATTAGCGGTTTAGTACTTGCTGATTTAGGAGTAGAGCAAGACATGACACAACCAGAAATTGAGCCTGTCGAAGCAGTTACAGAGGAGCCAAGCGAAAACACCGAATAGTGGACAAGGTCGGCGACGTTTTCCACGCGCTATACACTGCCGTTACTGAAGCACAGAAAACGGTAGAGGGTGATTATATCGAGAATCTTAATAAGACTTATTTCGATGATGATGGAAAACCTAAAACAGTTAAGGTTGAGTTAGGCGAGAAGACAGTAGAGGTGCCAGTTTTTTCGCTTGTGCCGCATAACGCGCTAAAAATCGCGGAGTGCGAATTAGATTTTGAAGTTGATTTGAACCTTGAAGGCAAAGAAGCAAAAAGCTGTTTTGGCAAGTTAAGAAAAAAAAGAATGGCTAACGTGAGAATAAAATTTGCTGGATGCGACCAGGCTGAAGGGCTTGCAAGAATCGGCGACAGTTTAGTTAAAAAAATACCGACAACATAAATAAAAAATGGCTGCAGATTCAGAACAGTTAAAAGATTATCAAGGCTTGCCTTTAAAAAGCCTTCTCGTTAACCCATTGACGGCGGCTTCCCAGGGCCAGCGTGATTTAGCAATGGTCACTTTGGACTTCATAAATGAGTTCGCCTTTACCACCGACGAAGAAACTAAGAAGGTAAAAACTCGCACAGTAGACGTGGAGGTCGAGAGACTAATAGAGGGGCGAACAACGCCACAAAAGCAAACTCTAAAGATGCCTTTAATCTCTTGTGTGACAATTCCAAACCTGGCAATTGACGACGTGGAGATTGATTTTAGTTTGGAAATCAAAAGCCATACTAGCCAGGTTGACGAAAAGGGGAACACACAAACAGACGGCAGTAAAACAGAAGCTCACGGCGAAGTATCTGGCGGCTTTTGGGGAGTAAAAGCAAGTGCAGGCTTTTCGCATGAAAAACATCATACGGGCGTTGTATCGAGCAAATCAACGCACACACGCGAGACAGATTTCAGTAGTAAATACGATATAAAACTGTCTGCCAAACAGCAACCGCCTTGTGAGGGCATGGCTAAATTTACTCAAATGGTTGTTAGTGCAATGGAACCCGTAAACACTGAGAGCAAATGACGAACGATGTGGCAGACATAGTGAAGGCAGCCGGAGCGGGCGGGGGAGGCGTAGGCGTTTATTATGTTGAGCTATCGCAACTGTTACAAATTTGTATATCGGCCGCCTGTTTAGTTTACCTGGTGGCGAAGATTTATTTTTTAATTAAAAACAACGGCAAATAATTTTATGAAACCTGGTTATAAAACAACAGAGTTCTGGTTCACAAGTGCAGCGGCCGTTCTTGGCCTCTTATTCGCTTCTGGCGTTATAAGTGACGGCAGCCAGATTGATAAAGTGCTTGGCATGGCTTCAACGCTTTTAGCCAGCATGGGTTACAGTGTTAGCCGAGGTTTGGCCAAAAAGAACGACTAATGCTAGAGGCCGCGCTTGGTATAGTTGCGGCCCTGGTTGGTTGGTGGGCTAGGCGGCGCATTAAGAAACTCGAAGACGACAACAGCGAGTATAAGGAGTTAGCCAATGATATTGACACTGCAATTGCTAACGAAGATAAGGAGCTACTTAATGCTGCTCTTGACAGTGTGCTTGACAAGTTGCGCCTCGAAAATAGTCGTAATACCAGCCAACAAGACAGTAGAAAAAATCCACGCTGGTAAATCGTTTAAGTCGGAGTTTTCCGGCTGGTTCGTTCCTGACGCCCGCATGAAAGAAATAATGGACGCATTGAATGACAGGGCCAACGCTAACGAGTGACGTTTTACTAACCAGCGCTGCAGGTGAGTATTTAGCCGCTGCAGAATTAGCTATAAGAGGCTGGCAAGTTTGTATGTCGCCCCATCAACCCTCGTTTGATATTGCTGCCGTCAAGGGCCAGAAAATTAAACGCGTCCAGGTAAAGACTTCAGCCAAGCCAATCATTGAAAAGGGCAAGCATTCAAGCCGCTATTCATTTGGCTGCAAATGCCGGCAGACAGCGCAGAAATACACCAAAGAGGAATGCGATATAATTATTTTTGTAGGATTGGAGCATAGAGCCTTTTTTATTCTGCCGGTAGAGTTGGCAGAGGTTTCGCGTTATAACTGGTCGCCTGGGGCAACTGACGGCGTTCTAGCGCCATATTTCAAGGCATGGCAGCTACTCGAAAAATAGCTGCGCCAAAGCGTTTGCAGATTCTTAACCTATCCTACAAAGTCAGGTTTACCGACGACGGCGAAATGGCCGAGGCTGCCGGCTGGTGCGATTGCAACAAGCAGGAAATAGTTTTAGCCAGGACATTAAACCCAGACACGTTACAAGAAGTATTCTTGCATGAAGTTTTGCACGCTTTAGCCCATGGGTACGCGTTGCAATTTGATGATGAGGAGGAAAAAGTCGTATCAAATTTGGCAAGTGGCATTTGCTTATTTAAGAAGCAGAACCCAAGCGCCTGGCGCTGGTTTAACAAACTTTAGTGCCAGCAAAAAAACCAAATTTCCCCTTAAACAATAAACAAATATTGCTAAATTATATATTTAGTTGACAATGTTTTTGTTTTCGTTGATGTTCTTTCAAGTGCTTTAGAGGTATTTAAGGGGAGCTAATAAACCAAACAAAATCCATATTTTAAACTGTGAATAACTTTGCCCAACGAAATATAACATTTAAACAGCGAATTTTTAGCAGTCAGTTATACAAATGTTATTAACATTTATAGAATTAATATATAATTGATAATTTTAAGTTTAACTAATGATTAAAACAGTCAAACAAGTGTCAGAAATGTTGCACATAACCCCTAAAAAAGTGCGAGAATACATTTTAGAGGGCCGATTGACAGCATTTAAAATTGGCAGAATTTACAGAATTGAGCAAAAAGATTTAATAAAATTTATTGACGAAAATAAAACAAAAAAACCAAACAATGAAAACAATTATAACAATAATAAGTAGTGCGGCTGTGTTTATGTGGGTTGTGTCGCGACCCTATGCAGAACCTCCGACAGTTACGGCTTCCTGGTATGGCATGGAGTCGGCCGGCATCACAGCAAACGGGGAGCGCTTCGACGGCTCTGGTTTGACGGCTGCAATGTGGGAATGGGAAGGCAAACCGATTCCGTTTAATTCGCTGGTAAAAGTTACCCTCGGGCCGAAAAACGTAATTGTAAGAATAAACGATAGAGGCCCAAATAAAAGACTAGGCAGGGCTATTGATTTGAGCCGTGAAGCCTTCGCCCAAATCTGCGACCCAGCGGCCGGATTGTGTAAACCTAAATTAGAACTAATTAGATTCGGCAAATGACATATCCACAAGCGGCCGAATATTTAGAGGTATCCAAGCGACAGGTGCAGCGGCTTGTATCGGCTAAACTAATTAAGGCGCAAAGGCTAGGACATAGAACGGTAAGAATCAGCAAACAGGCGCTAGATGATTACCTAAAGAAATGCACAAAATGAATTTTGCCATTGTGGCAAATACTGAAATAAAAATAATAAAATGTTAGAAGTAAAATATGAAGAAATGACAGGCGGGGCGGGCGGCCAATGGCAGAACGCACCGGCAGGGATACACAAGTCAACTTGTTGCGACCTTGTTGACTTAGGCGAACAAAACACAGATTTCGGAACAAAACACCAATGCGAGTTTGTTTTTGAATTGGACAAGGAAACAGCCGGCTTGGTTGAGTCGACAGGCAATTCGTTTACAGTTAGGACTCAGCGTTTCAATTTGCCGGAACCTGGTAAACCTCTAAACGAAAAGGCCAGCCTATTTAAATTCTTATGCAGTTGGCGAGGCAAGCCGATAGAAAGCGGCGAAAACATCCCACTTGAGAAACTTGTAGGCGTAAACGCAACACTGGTTTTAACGACTAAAACGAGCAAGGCGACTGGCAACGAATACACTGCAATAGACACCCTTACGCCTAAACGCAAGGGCGAGGCATTCCCTCAATTAACTGGTGAATATATTCGCAGAAAAGACAGAGAAGGCTTTGACCCTGTGCCGGCCCCTGCACCAGTAAAACCGGCAGCAAGTCAGCCTACAGCGCCAGTGCAAGCCGATAACCTAGACGAAGACGACGTACCTTTTTAATTAAATGACTAGGCCAAAAAATCCAAACCCAGTGGAAGAGGTAGAAGTAGATTATTACAATACAGCGCCAATATTTTTCGACATAGAAACTATGGCTCTTGGCCAGGAGGAACTAAAACAAGATATGCCGTTTTTTGAAGCTCCTAAGACATACAAGAAACAGGAATCAATTGACGAGTATATAGAAAAGAAACGCGCCGAGTATATTGCCAAAGCAGCACTGTCGCCCCTCACGGGGCGCGTGCTTGCTATTGGTATGAAGACTGAAGGCGAGAGGACTGTATTAGATTACCAGGACGAGAAACACACACTGAAAGAATTTTGGAAATATTTTCGGCGTAATTCATGCGCTAAATGGGTTGGCCATAATTCAAATAGTTTTGATTGGCCGTTCCTAATTAAAAGAAGTTGGAAATACAATTTAAGTGTTCCTACAGGAATAAAGGACGGTCGTTATTACTGCAAAAATATTACCGACACAATGGAGCTATTTTGCAGCGCCTACGGTGAAAGAATTAGCCTTGATAGGTTGGGCCGTTTCCTTGGTGTAGGTGAAAAGAACGGCAGCGGAAAGCATTTTGCAGAGCTTTACTATTCAAGCAAGGACGAGGCAATAACATACCTTTATAATGACCTAGATTTGACGGAGGCAGTATGGGAACGAATGCAATAACAACAGACGAGCAACTACTTGAAATTGGCATGACCAAATTTGGCAGGGAAGCTAACGCCAAATTTCTTGCAGGGATGGCAGAGCATAATCCTAACGGCAATAAACATCTGTGCCGGTTATCTGTTAGGCAATTATTGGAGCAGCAAAAATATGAAATCATTGACCAATGGTTTTATATTTGTGCCTTAGAGCAAAAACTAAATGAGGAGGAAAAATGAAAATCGGACTTTTTAAGGAAAAATATAAAACCGCATTGATGACTTTTCGCACTTATCAGGAAACTAAAGCCGACATACAAGATACAGCTAAACGATTAAAATGCAGTGATAGCGATATTATTGCCTTAGCTGTCCATATAATGGCTAAGCGAACCACTTCGGATTTACTTACTGTGACTCATGCAATGTATCAAGAGCAATTTATTCGACTGCTTGATGAAGGGAATGACGCTGAAAAATGACCCGCGTTAAAGGCTTGTCAGGTGAAGATAGTTTCCAGGCTATCAATAAGAAATTATCACAGAAAATTAAAGAGAATATTTTATCTGGCCGCTGGCCTGCAGAGTCGCCCGAAGAAGTACGAATGCTGCGAGAACATCGAGCAAAAACTAAAAACAAATGACTGTCTACATACCCGCCGATTGGCAGGACACAATCAACTGCCACGCTGCACGCCGGCATAATAACCATAGGTTTGATACTCATCACAGAGTATTAACGGGCGACTATTGGGTTAAGGGTTTAACAGGCGAAGTAGGCTTTGCTTTGGAGTACGGATTATCTCCAGATTTAGAAGACAGACCAAGCGGCGACGGTGGAGTTGATTTTCAAGTGGGCGATTTAAAAATTGATGTAAAAACAAGTAACAACATCGGGCTAGGAATGCTTGTGCCTGTTATTTGGAATAAGGAAGAGGAGGAACGGCGAGAAGATACAGCGCTTGTCCTGGTTGAGTACAAATCACGCGACACGGTTATAATTGTCGGCTGGATACGCGACCAAGATGCACGCACGCACAAAGCCGACGTAGTGACAGGGCGCGGGCCTTTAAATCACATTGTGCCATTGCGCGGGCTTGCTCCGCTGGACTTGTTGCACGCTGAAATTCAGGAAGCCAAAAGGTCGCTAGTATGACACACATAGCAATTGACCCAGGCAAAAGCGGAGGCATTGCAGTACGTTATCCAGATAAGAAGGTCGTTGCCTACAATATGCCAGACACGGAAGGCGATTTGCGCGACTTGTTAGTTAATATTTACAGCCCTGACAACCCTACAGTCGCGTATGTCGAGAAGGTTGGCGGCTATATCGGCGGCCCTGGTGCGCCAGGTTCAGCAATGTTCAATTTTGGCCGCAACTTTGGCTATATATTAGGCGCATTGTCCGGCCTATATATTAGAACCGAATTAATCACGCCGCAAAAGTGGCAAAAAAAGTTAGGGCTAGGAACCAGCAAAGGGCTTACACCTACACAATGGAAAAACAAACTGAAGGCAGAGGCTCAACGTTTATTTCCTGACATTCGAGTGACATTAAAAACAGCCGACGCGCTGTTGATTTTAGAGGCTACAAAATGAAACCAGAAATAATTTTAAAAGCTACAGCAAAACATTTCGGAATTGCACAGAAGAAACTAAAGCAGAAAAAGCGCGGGCCGTGGCCTATTAGTTGGCCTCGTTTGTTGGGTATGGCGATTGCATACGAGTCTAATAAATGCGCCCAAGTAGGTAAGGCATTCAATAGAACCCACGGCAACGTAATACACGCATCAAAACGAGTAGCCGATTTGTGCGACGTACACGAAGACTTGGCAGGCGAACGGGAGGCGCTTAAATGCAGATTGATGAATTAAAAGACAAGTTGCCTCTGCCGCAATTGATGGAGCAATTAGGTTATGCTGAGTTTGCGAAGAAGTTGGTTTGTTCTCCGTTTAGAGCAGACAGGAATCCTTCCTGGGGCATTTACGAGGATAGCAAGGGTTGGCACTTCAAAGACTTTGCAACGGGCCAAGGCGGCGACGAAATGGATTTTCTAGAGTTGCATTTCAAATGCGATTCTAAAGAGGCTTTAAAATTATATAGGAATTACTGCGACCACAAACCACTTGAAGCAACTGTTTCAATTGGTAAGGCGGCAGTGCCTAGCGAATGGGTTAAGGCTGTTGAGGCATTAGTAGAAAAAGAGAAATGGCTACTTAAACTTGGCGAAGTTAGAGGCTATTCAAAGACATTACTTGCCGGCCTTATCGAGCATGGATTAATCGGCCTATATGATAAGTCGATTGCCTTTCCCATTTACAATGAGGGTGGAGCTTACCAGGGAATGCACCTACGCAATCAAGCCGGTTGGCGGATAACAGGCGGAGGAAATCAGCCCTGGTTAATTGGTAAACATGACGCGCCTAATATGCACGTTTTTGAAAGTCAATGGGATGCGTTTGCTTTCATGGATAGCCAAGGTTTTGGGAATGGCGCATGGCAACCGGATAAACATTGTGTGTTAGTTTCAAGAGGGGCAACCAATACCAAGAAGCTGGCAAACTTTATGGCTGAAGGTCAGAAGGTATATATCTGGCCTCAGAATGATGAACCTGGCCAAAAATGGGTTAACAATGTCGCACAATTGGCCGCTGGCGAGGTTTACAAGGTCAATGTGCCTTCTGACCACAAAGACCCGAATGAATGGCTACAATCGGCAGGCAAAGAGGCGCTAAAAGATGGGCTGGTATTGGCTAGGCCGTTAAAGGTCGATAAGCCTGAAGAAAAAGAAAATGCAGCGCCGGCAGCGTTTAAAATAAAAAGTTACGATGATTTAAGCGCTGAACCAATGGCAATACCTCCGCAAGTGATTGACGGGGTAATATATAAGGGCGGCAAATTGATTGTAGGCGGCACAAGTAAGGGCCGCAAAACATGGTCTTTGATGGATTTAGCGGCGGCAGTATCAACCGGCGGCAAGTGGTGGGGTTTTCAGGCTAATTTAGGGGATGTTTTATACGTTAACTTCGAGCTACCAGATTTTCTATTTAGGCAGCGTATGGACGCAATCTTGCAGGCTAGGAAGATAAAGGACATCTCGCGCCTTCATGTGATGAATTTAAGAGGGTTCGCGGCAGATATGACCGATTTAAGGCCTCCTATAGAGAAGGCAATAAGTGAACATGATTTTAGCCTAATTATATTCGACCCTGCTTATAAGTTACTAGGCGGGCGTTCAGAGAATGATGCCGGCGAGATGGCTAACCTAATGAATGAGTTTGAGGCGTTGGCTGTTCAATCTGGTTCTGCCGTTGGTCTAGCGCATCATTTCAGTAAAGGCAGCCAAGCGGGTAAGTTTGCCATAGATAGGATGAGCGGCAGCGGTGTTTTAGCGCGTGACCCTGACGCTATTATAACGCTGACAGACCATGAAGAAGAAGACGCATATATCTGTGAGACTACACTGAGAGCCTTCCCAGCATTGCCGGCGTTTGGCCTACGCTGGGACTTCCCACAATTGCGACCATGTGCAGACGTTGACGTTGAGGGGATTAAACAACCTGGCAGAAACAAAGCCTTCAGCGAGAAGCAGATACTTGAATTGCTGCCATCTAAAGGGCTGACCTTTGGCGATTGGCTTGAAAAGGCTAAGAATGAGCATGGAATAGGGAAAACGAGCTTCTATAAGCTACTTAAAGTACTGCAAGAGAATGACTTAGTATTTAAGCAAGAGGGCGGTATATGGATGCCTTTTGGTCGGTTCACTAATGTAAAAGTACGATGAACAACAAAAACACACCTAAACCCTTTAAAACTAATGGTTTACGCGTAGAAAAACTGCCTAGTTCAGGGGTGAACTTGAGTCACCCTGAACAGGTGTTTTTCCTAACAAAAACGTAGTTCATTAGTTCACTAATATATATATATATCGAACTAATGAACCAAATGACGGCAAAGGAGTTAGCTGAGATGGTAGGCGGTAAACGCTACATTGAGTTCAAGCCAGATGAGCAATTACCTGGCGGCTGGGTTGAGGTAGTGGCCACTTGGCCGGATGCTGTCGAGTGGCAAGACCATCCGCAAGTTAAAGCATACAAGAAGAGAGGCCGCCATGTAGGATGGGATAGGAAAGGCAATAAGATTTGGTCAAGTGAATGACGCTGCCGACAGTCCTGAAGATTTAGCTGCAATGTATTTTGCAGGGGCAGTGATAGAGCAGGCTGTTAGAGATTGGCGGCTGGCTAGACGGGTTGGGTTTATAAACAAGCAAGGAGAGGTGAACAGGGAAATGATACAAGGATATTATAGGAACAGTAGTAACTACAAGCTGCCGACCGCATTTGATGGGCCGGCAGACATTGAGACTCTGGCCTCATTCTTTAATTCTGGCGGATTAGAAGTATGGTTGAGGTTTGCAGGCTTTAACGTAGACCCTGCAACAATCATTGAGGGACTGTCTACGGTTACGCCAAGCAAATCAAAAATAGGGCATCTGCTTAAAAACGAGCAGAAACAGAGCGGTAATTATTATGTCGACATGGAATGGAGGACGTTATGAATCATTACTATCAGGATTCAGCGGTTACAATTTACAACGGGGATTGCAGGCAAATTCTGCCGGCGCTTGGTGAATTTGATTTATTACTGACCGACCCTCCCTACGGGATTGGAGAGCATGGCGGAAAGGCAAGGACTCGCGGCAAGTCGCAAGCAAATCACAAAAAAATGGGATGGGATAACGCACCCCCGAAAAAATGGCTTATCGACATGATGATAGACCAATGCGAAAACCAAATGATATTTGGGGGGAATTATTTTAACCTCCCTCCGAGTCGGTGCTGGCTGTACTGGCGCAAACTTATGGGCGGCGATTTTGCTGACGGGGAACTTGTTTGGACTTCATTTGATTCGGTGGTTAAAGAATTTACAAAGCCAAACAAGGGAGGCAAGAACCAGCATCCAACACAAAAACCGTTAGACGTAATGAAGTGGTGCATATTGCAGGCCGGCGACGTTAAAACTATTCTTGACCCTTTCTCCGGTTCAGGAACCACAGGCAGAGCGGCAAAAGATTTAGGACGCCAAGCCGTTTTAATAGAACGCGAAGAAGAGTATTGCGAAATTGCCGCCAAGCGAATGGCGCAGGAGGTCTTACCGCTGTGATATACCCCCCTATAAGGAATCTTTTTCGCACAATCACTGTCCAGAGGTGTCCATTCCCGACTTTTTTATTTCTATGATTGGAAAAATGGCCAATTAAGCAAAGGGAAGGCACATAGAAAGCATTTTTATTTATTAAACGTATGGCGACAGCACACAAAAACAAAGGCTCTTATATCTAAAATATGGCAGCAAAAAAAAAGCGAACAGTAGGAACGATGATTGAGCTTGCCGACTCTTTAGGATGTAGCCGAGCAAGCCTTTATATCTGGTTAAAAATGGAGGGCGCACCATCAACCAGCAATACGAAAAGGCATGATATTGATGCCTGGGAAAAATTCATAAATAGCAGAGGCTTGAAACCCGTTGAGGGCGACGAGCTAAACCGAGGTAGATTGCAGGCCGAGAACCTACAGCGGAAGAATGCCCTGCTTGAAATCGAAATTGACGAAAAATTAGGCAAGCTAATACCAGTTGTAGAGGTCGAGACAGAAGTCACTCGAATGGTTCACCAATTTAAAAGCCTAATATATACCAAGCTAGAGAACGAATTGCCGCCAATACTTGAAGGCATGAAAGCGGCAGACATACAAATCAAACAGCGCGAAGCCATAGCCGAGGCTTTTGCAATATTGGAGGATGACAAGTGGAGAAATCAACGGTTGAAGCAATAGCCAGGCGAGCCATAGCGCCGCGAAGTACTGACCCGCCTTGGCGCTGGGCCGAGAAAAACATAGTAGTTGATAAAACAAGCCCATTCCCTGGCAAGTTTAATGCCAACATTGCACCTTGGACAAAAGAACCTATGGAATGCTTTGGCGACAATAGAGTTAAAGACCTGGCGATTATGTGCAGCGCTCAATCTGGTAAAACTCAAATGGTGATTACTTTGGCGGCTTGGTGCATCGCACAAGACCCAGGGCCGGCTATGTGGGTAATGGCTGCACAGGACGAAGCCAAGACGTTTGCAAGAACTCGATTAATGCCGACGCTCGAAAACTGCGACGCTGTAGCCGAGTTATTCCCAAATGACCGACACGCTAAAACGACTTTGGAAATAAATTTTGCCTCGATGCCTTTAGTGATTAATGGCGCTAACAGCCAAAGCAAGTTGCAATCTAAACCTATTCGCTGGCTGTTTCTGGATGAGGTGCGGAACTATCCGCCTGGAGCTTATGAAATGGTAATCAAACGAACGCGGGCGTTTTGGAACGCAAGGCGCGTTGTTATCTCAACGCCTGACCATGAAAACGACCATGTACACCGCGCTTATCTTGCCGGCGACCAAAGAGTCTACGAGGTTTTATGTCCTGAGTGCGACGACCGGCACGAAATGAATTTTGAAAACATCAAATTTGATACCAACGAAAAAACGTATGTGAATGACGAATGGGACTTTGACGAGTTGGGCAAAACAATTCGATACGAATGCCCACATTGCCAGGCGCAATTTTTAGACCGGCAAGATATTAGGAAAGCATTTGCAATTTCTGGCAAGTGGCGGGCAACCAATCCGCAAGCGCCAAGCGAAAAAGTTTCTTTTAAATGGTCGGCAGTTTTGCCGCCTTGGGTTTCCTGGCGTGATTTGGTTCAAGAATTTTTGCAGGCAAAGGCAGCCTTAAAAGTCGGCACAACTGTACCCTTAAAAATATTCAAAGCCGAATCTCTTGGAGTTCCTTGGGTTGAGGAAATGGAAACCGACGACGAAATTAGAGAGTTGCCGGTTCATGATGAATCATGGCCCTGGGCAGATGAGGCTTTTCGTTTTGCCACTGTCGATGTTCAGCGCGATTTGTTTTATTTAGTGGTAAGAGCTTGGGCGCTCGATGGGCAAAGCCGGCTTGTTCACTGGTCAAAGCCTTTGACCTTTGACAGTATTGAAGACTTGCGGGCTAAGTATAATGTAAAACCTCATTTGGTTTTTATCGACAGTGGTTATAACGCGCAGAAAGTTTATGCAGCTTGCAAGCAGTTTGGTTTTACTTCTTTGAAGGGAGCAAAAACAAAAGATTTCGCGCACAAGATTAAAGAGGAAACAATACGACGCGCATTTTCTCCGCGTGTCTATGTAGACCCTGCCGTAGGAACAAAAAGCCAGGGCAGAGTCAGGCCGGTTACTTTGTTCCATTGGTCGAACCCAACTTGCAAAGATGTATTAGCAAACTTGCGCGATGCAAAAGGGGCAAGCTGGACTGTAACGCCTGATGCTGGCAACGAGTACGAACTGCAAATGTTTTCAGAACGAAGAAGGGAACGCCACGACAAGGCCGGTCAAACCGTTTACGAATGGCATCGAGTAGGTAAAAGAGGAAATCATATCTGGGATTGTGAAGGTATGCAGATTGCGGCCGCAATGATGGCAAAATGTTTGGCGGAAAATGCTTAAATATTAAACTTTTTTCATAAAACACTAAAAACCTTAGTAAATAAGCAAAAACTTTTTTTAAATAATGCTTGCGTATAACCTAACGTTAGGTTATTGTTTTTTCAGAGCGAGGGAATAAACCCAAGCCAAACAAAGCTAAAAACAAAATGACAAAAACAATAACAGGCAAGGTTCAACTAAAACGCGACGGTAGTTTTAAAACATTTGTATATGAATTAAATGGCGAAGTGCTTCGCAAAAGCCATCGATATTATCCGCTAGGTTTTCAATATTTACGAGACAATGGTGAACACTGGAGTTTCGGCAAAGCACCAAACAGCACAGATTCAAAAAGATACAGAACAGAAGTTTTTCAAGTTATTTGGCAAGAGTCTGCCAGTGAGTTTTTACCAGAAGAAGCAAGGAAGGAGGTCGGCGCATAAGCGCCGCCCTCAGAAAGGAACCAAACAAAATGAAAATAGAAAAGAAAACAGAAGAAGTGGTTTATATTACAATTAATGGCAAAACCGTTTATATAGATGACAGCACAGGCGAGTTGATTATTAACGCTTGGGACGCTGAAACAGAAAAACCAATCAAACCAACTTTTGCACAGTGAAAAAAATTATTGAATATAATTGGATTGAAGAAATAACAGACAAAAACGGAAACATTGAGTCAGTCGAGCGAATTAAAGAGCCGTATATTCCTGGTAAAAGAAATATTGAGATTTGCATTAAACAGGATGTATGGGATGGGGAGGGTAGTGATTTTGGTTACGCGTATTTAAATATAAAAACATTAACATTGCCGAGCCATTTTGATAACGGGCGCAAGGTTCCTGCAAAGTTTCACAAGCAAATTGCAGAAACAAAATGAATTTAACACCTTGCCGCTTTTGCAGTTATCCATTTGACCAGGAAGCTCTTGGTCTATATGGATGCTGCAACTGTCACGGCGAGGGACTAGAAACCAAACAAGTGAGAACAAATTACAAATGCCCGCATTGCAACAAGTCAATCAATCCTGGTCAGATATTAGCCAGCGCAACCAGCGAGGCCAAGGCGGCAGCGTCCAGGGCTAACGCAAGCAGGCCGCCGAAGCCTGGCAGCAAGCCGCGAGGTCGGCCGCGTAAACCGCTTGACGATTCGGCCAACTAGGTTGCAATTGTTTTCGCCGGTTTTGGTTTGGTTTCCACCGGCTGACATACTCACTCATAACAGCCGCCTTTGGTTTTAGACTTTTACCAGGGGCGGCTTTCTTTTTGTTTCGCTTGAGAAATCACTGTACCCGCTAACATAGACAGAAATGCGGGCAGAAGGTTTATTTCTTAATTTCACCACAAGTGAAATAACTACTATACAAGCAAAGGCTAAAACCATGCTCACAGAGGGTAAAACTTTGATGGCATACGGCATAGGCGGCCGCAATGCTACAAAGCAATTCACGCTACCTATTGACCAGGTTTTAAGGGAATGCCGTTTTGCACTAAAGAAAAAAGACCCTGGTACATACGGTTATTTGTCTACCCGCACCTACGCAAAATTCCGAAATGCTTAAAGGATTTATTAAAAAACTTGGTTCACTATGGGAACCGCAATACCAAAGCAACCGGCACAGGCGGCCGCTTAGATATTTAAATAAAGATACCAGGCAACTAATACCAACAGGAACACACCAGCAATTAATTAGCGCCGGCCGTTGGTTGTTTGGAAACTTTGCACCAGTACGCGGCGCATTGTTAGAGCAATGCACTTATTCAGTTCAGCCATTTGTCCCTCAATATATTGGCAAAGATGCCGAATGGGGAGTGCAGGCCGAGGCATGGCTTAAAGAATTTCATGGTATTTTAGATGTACAGGGCAAATGCGATTTTGAAGAAATGCTCTACCTGGCGTTGTTATCAATTAAACGCGACGGTGATGTAGGCGTTTTATTAACAAAAACAGGCAGCGGTTATCCTGCAGTACAATTAATACCCGCGCACAGAATAAACTCACGCCAGCAATCACCTAACGAACATAACGGAGTAATCACAAATAAGCAGGGCAGGGCAGTCGCTTACATGATTGACGGCGAGAGAAAAATTTCAGCGCGTGATATGGCTCTTTGTTATTTCCCAGAATGGGCAGACCAAGGCCGAGGAATTACCCCTTTAAGTGCTGTTACTGGCGACCTTCAAGACGTAAAAGAACTAAGAGAGTACGAACTAAGCGCCCAGAAGGCAGCCAGTAGTATCGCTTTAGTGGAGCATAACGAAGACGGATACGCAGACGATAGCGAGGCGTTTATAGAGCAGACCGTAGAAAACGGCAGCCTATCAACTACTCTCGAAAGCATGGAGGGCGGCGCAATTAGATATTTTCGCGCTGGTTCAGGTTCTAAAATTGAAGTAGTTGAGCGCAATCGACCAGGAGCAAACGCACAGGAATTTGAAAACACAATTTTAAGAAGCGCATTCCAGGCTATCGAATGGCCTTACGATTTAAGTTTAGACCCTACCAAAATTGGCGGGGCAGTTGTTCGACTGGTAACAGCCAAAGCACAGCGCACCGTCGAAAAAAATCAAAGGCTTGTCAGAAAAATAGCCAAACGCATTGACGGCTACGCATTAAGCAAAGCTATGAAAGCCGGCTTATTACCACGCCCTAAAAATGGCGATTGGTATTCTTGGCATTACCAGGGGCCGCGTAAAATTTCAGTCGATGGCGGCAGGGATGCAGGGGCAGCCCGCGAAGATTACAAGCTAGGCTTAACAACCTTACAAGAGTTGTATGCAGAGCGCGGTTTGCATTGGGAAGACGAAGTCGAAAAAAGAATTTCAGAGCAACGGTTTGTTTTAGATTTAGCCGACAAGTACGGCATTGACCCGAACCGAGTACAACTATTAACACCAAACGGATTACCACAAAATGACGATTGAACAGGAGTTTGAAAAATGGGCTATATTGCCGGCTTGCATTAACAAGGCACAGGCAACATTAGGCGCAACAATTATCGAAGGAGCGGAGGACGACGACGAACGCGACGAGTTGGACGACTACGCAATGAGCGAAGAAAATGGCGTTGCAATTATTCCAGTACATGGAGTTATTGGCCACAAGGTTTCAGCCATTGCAAAATTACTTGGCGCAGTTGATACGCTTGACGTTATAGCAGCAATTGAACTGGCGGCAGAGGACGACGAAATTGACACAATAATTTTAGATGTAGATTCACCAGGTGGAACCGTTGGCGGCGTGCCTGAGTTGGCAGAAACAGTTGAAGAGGTTCAAAAATCGAGCAGCAAAAAAATATATGCTTACACGGATTCAATGATGGCAAGCGCCGCGTATTGGATGGCAGCCGGAGCAAATGGCATTTTTGCAGCACCATCGGCAGAGGTTGGCAGCATCGGCGTTTATCTTCCAGTAATGGACACAAGCGCCGCATTAAAAGAGCAAGGTGTAAACGTAGAAATATTTAAAAGCGGCAAATATAAAGCTGCCGGATTCCCTGGCGTGGCATTAGATGACGAAGTAAGGAAGCACCTACAGCTTGAGGTAATGGAAACTTACAACGAGTTTTCTGGATTCGTTAAAAAGTATCGAGCCGACTTAAATTTTGAATATATGCAAGGCCAAACATTGACCGGCCGGCGAGCTTCTGAAGTTGGAATGACAGACGGCACAGCTAAAAATTTACAAACCCTCTTGCAAATTCTAGGGAAAGACTAAAATCAACTAAATTGTTTTTGTATTAAAATGACAATCGCAGAAGAAAACGCCGACCTCAAAAGCCAAATTGAAGCTTTGACTGGTGGCAATAAAGAGGCCAGCGCCAGTATTTCTGCGCTTGGAGAACAAAACGAAAAACTAGAAGCTACTAACGTGGCGCTAGGCGAAAAGGTAGCGCAACTTGAAAGCGAACTAAAAGACGCTCAAGCAGAACAGCAAGCAGTTGAAGAAATTGCAGGCGAGAAGGCTGCCGAAATCGTTGCCTTACAAGGAGCCGAGCCAATAGCCGAAGAAGTTGAAGAAGTTAATAAAGTGAAATCATTAGACGAACTTTGGAACGACTACAGCGCAATTGAAAATTTAAAAGATAGAACCTTGTTCTATCGTGAAAATATCAAACCTTTAACCAAGTAATTTTTTAAGGAGCAAATAATATGGCAAACACACTAGGCGGCGTAAATCTCGCCCAAATTGCACAGCAAACGCTCGAAACACTTAGCGCAGAAATGCCGGTTGTTTCGGCATTCACTACCGACTTTAGCTCAGATGTAGCTGACGTTGGTGAATCGGTCAGTACTCGCGTTGCAAGTGCTGTTTCTGCAGGCGACGCTACAAGCGGTTACTCTGCTACAGATGTAACATCTACAGCCAAAACAATCACACTAAATAAACACAAGCATTTCACTGCTAAGTTTACTGATTTAGAAATTGCTAAAGGCGGGCTTGATTTGTTGGAGCGAACATTTGTTCGCCCTGCGGTTCATTCTGTTGTTAATGCAATGATGGACGACTTACTTGCTTTGGTTGTTAACGCAACTTACAGCAATAAATCAACTGTAACAGCCGCAAACTTTGGCGCTGACGATGTTGCCGGCCTTGCTGGTGATTTGACAACATTGAACGTACCACGAAGTGGCCGCGCAATGGTTATCAAGCCAGCTTATTACGCTGCACTTGCTAAAGATAACGCCATCCAGGCTAGTTATGCTTTTGGCAATCCTGGCGCAATTCAAGACAACAATATCCCACGGGTTCACGGTTTCGACGTGTTAGAATATTCTGACATTCCGGCAAACTCTGAAAACCTAGAAGGTTTTGTTTGTGGCAAAGAGGCTTTAATAATTGCAGGCCGCCAGCCAGCACTACCAGAAAACTGGGCTGGTTCTACTGAGTCTGTTCAAGACCCAAATACAGGAATCACTCTCCAGTTGAGAAATTGGTATGAGGCGAAAGACGGGGCACAATACGTGACTTGTACGTTAATGTATGGTGTCGCAACTGGTACTGATTCACTAAAACGAATTGTTTCAGCTTAATGAAAGTCAACATTGCAATCGCTCGTAAAGGCGATAAGTTCAAAACGCTTTATATCGGTAACGATGCCGACCAGGCACTTGAAGCAATGAAGGCGGAAGCTGATAATGATAAATCGAAATTTGATGAAGTGGTACTGTATAAGTCACCTCTTTATCATCGGCGGAGGAAAATTTCCGCATAACTGTTAGTAGGGTAATGGATACGCCGGCAGTCGATTAAACGCGGCTGCCGGTTTTTTTATACAAATGAGTTACGCGGATGACATAGCCGAAATGATTAACGACTTGCCGGTCAATTATATAATCGGCTCGACTACCTACCAGGGTGCAGTCAATGAAATATCAAAGGGCCAAGACGCAGGCGAGGGCGGCTTTCTCGATGACTTTGACTTAATAGTTATCGGTAAAAAATCCGCTCACACAAGTTTGCCGGCTGTAGGTTCCAAAATGACCGTTGACGGTCAGGCTTATCGAATTGAAAAGATAACCACAACCGGCGACGGGGCAGAGGTTCGTTTTGATTTAATGAGTGCAGACAGATGAGCTTAACAATTAACAGCGCGGAATTTACTCGCACCTTGCGAAGATACGCGAAGGTTAATAAAAGAAGTTTTCGAGAAATCGTAAACAAGAAGGCTCTTGATTTAGCATTCCACGCATTGAAAGCAACCGACGCGGCCGACCCTGCACAGATAGAATATAAACTTGGCGCAACGGGTAACAAGGTAAGCCGCAACAAGAAAACAGGCGCACTACGCAAAGGCAAACGCATTCTAAAGGAAGATAGTTTTGCCGCTCGTATCGTAAACAGCCGGCGCAGAAAAGCGGGCAAGGCTTTGGTATGGGGTAAGGAATTGGAACGCCAGGCTCAGAAATTAATTAACCAAAGAGTAAAGGCTGTAAGATTCTTAAAAGCTGGCTGGTTGCCGGCAATCAAATCGCTTTCATTTAAGGTTGATAGGCGCGACCGAGTGCGCTGGCCTAAAGGTTTAACAAAAGGCAAAGCAGCGCCTAAAGGTTATGCAGTCGCCGCCAGGTCAGAGTTAAAACCGTCTGCCTTGGTAGTAAATAGCGCAACCAAAAATAACAGAACCGCACAAAAGAAAATTCAAGCAGGGTTACGTTTAGGAATGGCGGCAGCAATGGCAGACATGAAAACATACATTAACAGAAAACTAGGCCGAGATTGGCGCAAGGCAGGCTTTTAAAGATGGGCTTTAATACATTAGAGGAAAAACTAGAAACACGCGCTAAGGCAATCCTAGACGCAAACAGCACCTTTGCCGGTTACAGTATCACAGTTTCTAAAGGCGAAGATGATGACGAGCTTAGTTTACCGCGTTGCCTGGTAATATGTGAAGGCGGCGAGGAATCAATACCAGGCACAGGCAATTTTAATTGTGAGTTAATTATTCGACTGGTCGAATCAATGGACGACACAACGCTTGCAAACCATCAAACACACGTCGCAACTGTTCGTGATTTATTTATGGACACAAACATCGCCTCAACTTTAAGCGATGCAACTGAAAAGGTTACAGTTTTTGCAGCTAAGAGTTTTAACATAGCAAAAACAGTTGAGGACAGAAATTGGGTTTGTGATTTATCAATTGACGTTTTGGCGGCCCCTTCAGATTTAGTATCAACTGGGCATTCAGATTTGCGGGCGGCTTTAAATACTATTGTTAAAACTGTTTCGTCAACTGGCACGCCCGAAGTGCTTGGCACAGATTCGACATTATTCCATTCAATAACATTTCAAGGCATGAAGGCAGCCAGGACTTTAAACGCTGGCAATGTCTATATTCAGCCAGCAAGCGGCAACGATACAGCCGGATATAGGCTCGAACCAGGGGCATCAATTACATTTGAGGCAGGGCAAGAGGATAATCATTTTGCCGCCGACCAGTTTTTTATCGATGTAGAAACGGCTGGCGATGGTGTAGTCGCAATTCATACCCGCTAGGTTTCGCTTGAGCTTTTGCCGACCACTAGCAACATCAGTTAGGAATTTTAAGAAATGGCTACAGTAAAAGGCACACAAGTAATTTATGGCATAGCCGGCGGGTTGAAAACATCAGGCGGCGCGGCTGTTACTGGTGTAGCCGCTGTAACCTCTGTTAATGCAACTGGCAATTCAGAAACTAAACGCATTAAAGGCAACAACGGCAATACTCAAGCTTTTGTTTTATGTAATAACACTACAGAAGTGACGGCTACAGTCGTAACCGCTAACAATGTTGAATTGCCGGCAATTGGCAGCGTTTTACAATTAGACTCTTTTACAGCTTCAGGAATTAACGACAAATATTTTGTTACAAATGCAGATATGAATTTCAGCAATGAAAGCGAAATGACTATGACTGTAAATTTGATTAATTTCCCAAGCGCAACATTCACAAATATCGCATAATATGGCAACCGTCGAAGGCACAACCGTAGAATTTGGCATTGTTAGCAATGCCTCAACAGGATTCACAGGCGCGGCAATAATCACAGACGCATCAGGAGGAACACGCGCCGAAACTAAGCAGATTAAAAATAGCGCAGGCGAAGCAATGAGCTTTGTTATTTTTGACGAATCAAAAGAAGTTTCTGTCAATGTTGTTTGTGACACGAATGCCGAAATAGGAACAAACGGAAGCGTGATTACTTTGGCGGATTTTGCAGGCGGTTCTTCAGATTTAAACGGCAAATATTACCTCACTAATAGTTCTTTAAATTATTCCAACGAAAGCGAAATGACTGCAAGCTTGACACTGTTACGCTTAGAGGATGGTGCTTTTTCTGGTTCTGGTAAAGATTTGCATATTTAAAGTGTGGATGAATATTTGCAAAGTATTATTCCTGAACCTGTCACAATCCTTGGACAGGATTTGCGGCCGTTTAGTTTAGGACATTATCTTTTACTCACTCGCCTAGATTGCGCCTTTGTTTCTGAAAACAAAGAACCGCTTCTAGGCGATTTGCTTTTGGGCTTGTTGGTTTGCGGTAATACGTTTGAAGGCGCTCAAGAACTGTTAAGGCGCGGCGAACTTGGTGAAGATATAAAAGCATGGGCCGAAAATGTCGGAGAGTTTGAAGCCGACGAAAAAGCCAAACTATTTGCCGAGTATATCAATGCAGCTTTAGAGATGCCCAAATTTTGGGTAAAGCCAAGCGAAGGAGGCAACGGCCAACAAGCCGGCGCACCTTGGCCGCAAGCTATGAGGGTAAAGCTAATCTCTGAAGGCGGGTTCTCTCCTTCTGCAGTAATGAACCAGCCACTTGGGCAGACCTGGTGGGATTATCTAACATTAAACGAATTGAAAGGCTCCTTGAAAATTAACGACGACACTACAAATGAATTATTGCGCCGACATCGAGAAGCGCAGGAAGGAATAAACGACTAATGGCAACCGCACACATGAACGTAAAGGGCAGAACGTCGCTAGACGGTTCTGGATGGGCTGCCGGTTTGCGGAAAATGGAAGTCGGCACGAAGGGTGCAGCCGCGCGAATGGCTGGCAGTATGTCGAGTATGATTGGCGGCGTTTTTGCTGTTGGTTTTTTAACAAGTGCAACTAGGCGAATCGTTCAGCACGCCGACCAAATTGACAAAACAGCCAAGCGAATAAACGCAAGCACTGACACTGTTCAGAAATTTGATTTTGCAGCAACTCAGAGCGGCGCAAGTTTGACAGATGTAGAGAAGGCATTTTTAAACACCAGCAAAGCTATTGAAGGAGCAAAGCAGGGCTTAACAACTCAAATGAGGGCATTTGAGGCGTTTGGTATTACAATGCAACTCCTGAAAAACTCAACTCCTGAACAGATATTTTTAAAGATTGCAGAATCAATTGAAAAAGCCGGCGGCGCATTGGATAGGGCAAAAAGTCTGCAGGATATAATGGGGCGCGGTGGCTCTGCTTTAATCCCTGCTTTTACTGGTGGGTTTGCTGATTTAATGGGCGATGCACCGAAAACTATTGACCCTGAAACAATTAAAAACCTTGCAGACTTTAATGACCAATTAGACAGACTTTCCCGTGAAGTTTTGCCGGTTGCGGCTGACGCTGTTAGCGGCATGGCAGACTTGTTTGAAATGCTTATAAGTGGCAGCGGCGGCAATGATATAAGTTTAGGCGAGAGGGTTAGCAATGTTTTGACTAACACTGGGAATATGCTCACTGCTCCTTTTTATGACAGGAACGACCCAGAGGCGGGCTTTGTTGGTAATGATGTAACCGCCGACGAGTGGTCAGATTTAAATGAACAATACGGCAAACCTATCCCGCGTTTGCGTAATCCTTTTACAGAAAAAAACAGGCAGGATTATACAAGTGGTATTTTTGGTTTTAATTTAAACCCTATGATTGGGCCGCAAATGCCAGAAGCTGCAGCTACAGCGGCAGCCGCCGGCAGTGGTGGATTTATGCGGCCTAGTTTGGCGCTGAACTCATTGCAAAGAATAGGCGCGGCAGTTAGTCAATCGGCCGACCCTATAGCAATTGAAAAAGATAATAACAGATTGTTAACTAAAATTGTTAATAATACAAAAGACATAAAACAAAACACCGAATAAAATGGCTACAGTAAAGGGCGCTCACCTGGTCGAACAAAACCCAAGCATTGCCTGGGATAAAAATAACGGTTTCAGTTTTACTAAAGAATTTGAAGGCGAAACGAAAGCAGTGCGCGGTTTAATGGGCCGCTATATCCGCGACGGTTCTGCAAGCAATATTCGATTTGAGCCAGACGGGGCAACTGCAAAACTGTTTGTAAATTATCAAAAGGACGTATGGGGCGGCTCTGGGCTGGATGAAGCGCCGGTTGAGCTTTGGGAATTAGACGGCAATGACACGCAATTTAACTTATGGGAGCATCCAAAAATTAAAGCTATTGATTTTCAAACCGCTGTTAATGAGAAATCCAGAAACAAGATTAAAAAACAACTAGAGCAGGAGGTTGAAGTAGACGCAGACGGCGACGTTGTTGAGCCGGCGTTTTTGTCTGATTCAAATTGCCCTGCAGACCTTAAAAGCATTTACAGACATTTAACAAAGGAGCAAGACAGTTTTGTTAGGCCGACGTACACGCTACGGCACACTTTGACTTTTTCGCCGGATTACAATTTTTCGGCTGCAATCGTGCAAAGAGCTTTTTCTTATGTGAATAAAATTATTACGCCATCGCAATTACTTTCTAATTCAACAATCGGCGAGCCGACACTAGACGCGGCAATGATTACAAGTTTAACCAATGCACACACTAACAGTTTGCCGGCAGGCGTTAACAGTGGCACTGGAATACAACAAATTGACGGCCAAGACCATCAATGGGGATGGTTAAAAGGTGCGCCTAAAATTGTTAGTGAAGGACGGCGAAAAGTTACATTGACGCAAGAATGGAAATTAGAGCTTTGGTCAAAATGGATTTACACTGTAGCAAGTTAAAGAAATGCAACCTCCGCAAAAACTACCAGAAACAAACAGTAAAAACTCTTGGATGAATAAGCTCTTGGCTTATGCAAAAAGTTTAGAGCCACGCGGTAATAATAAAATAAGAGTTAGCCGAACAAGTAGCGGCACACAAATTGACATAAAACAACCTCGCCGGATGTCTTCAGGGGGGAGCGGCAGCGGAGGGGCGGCCGTATGGCTGTAAATTATTTAACGGGGAACGAATCGCCAACAGCGGCGAAAATGAATGAGCTTTGGACTGAAGCGGATTCGATAATTGATAAAGCACTTGACGGCAAATCTATTTACCTGGCTTCTAACGCAATAAGCGCCCCAACTGACCCTTTAATAACAGGCAAACAATTTTTCTTTTATACTTCAGGTAATCACGACGCAACTGATTTATCTGTTTTGTACGCCGTGCAACAACCATTGCCGGCAACTTATAATTCTACTACATACGAAACAGCGGCAAATAACGCCACGTTAACATATTACGACAGCACCAATAAATACGCCACAACCTCAGCCGACATAGGATTGAATGATTCTTTAAAAGCGCATACCAGGACACATAACGGGGTTGAGTATTATCTTTGGGATAAAGGCCAACCTCATCCAGAAAAAAAGTGGCGCTTTTGCACTGCAGAATTATTAATAGGCGATGCTGCTAGTGATGGCTCTGGGGGTTATAAGTTTGAATTTCAAAATTTTAATAATAAATATAATTGCTTCAAAATCCACAATTTAACAGCAAACGACATTACATTTTATTTTGGTTCGTCTGCTTCAAATAATTACAATTTAACCATTCCTAAATACTCTCAAAAATGTGTTAGGCGTGACAGTGTAACAAGTGGTTACGATTCAACTTATAAATATTTTTTTAAATGCAATGTAAACGACCCAAGGTATTTATATTTTAAAAGCCACTCAGGATTTGTTGCCGACACAATGCGGGCTAACAACATAACTAACGCCTCGTTTTTATATAATATATTAGAGAATGTAGGCCAAAGAAAAGATAGCTCTGACGCTATAAGCACGCACAAACATCCAACAAGAATAACTTTTGACGCTCACACATATACAGATATTGGCACAGAATATTATAACGCTGGACACGTTCCAGAAATAACTAACAGCACAAAGGTTGGCGATTTAGTTTTTCATAAAGGCGACATTAGTTATATGAGGGCAGCAACAAGCAGTAGCACGCCCGAATATGGCACAATAACCTTTAATGGTTTTGACTCTGTTGTTTCTGCTTTTTCGGCTGCCGGCTTAACTTTAGATATAGATGACGGGACAAGCGGAACGCTATTTGAAAAAGCAAAAATAACAAAATCAACTGCTTACGATTATTTTTATTTATGGCAGAAAAGTACCAATTTACTTACTTATAACGATGAGCCAAAGGTTTTAAATGTTGGCGACTCAACTGGTGCAGATGTTTATTTACAGACTGGAATCGGTGAGCCTTGCAAGGCCGGCAATGCTACAAATCCAACTGTATCAAATGGTTTTTTTGGTATCAGCGTTTTTGATGAATTAAACAGCGGCACAAAATCTGTTAGTGATTATATATCCGAATATAATACAAGCCTGGGAAGTTACGCAACAAGCAGCGGAACAGAGATAAAATTAACGACTGAAGGGCCAGTTCTGTTTTCTGTTGAAGATTGGAAAATTGCTACTGTTTTAACGCCTACAAATCCGACAGTAAATTTTAACGGGTTTAACAAAAATCACAGCTTCGACGTTTACATTGATTCGTCAAATGACGCACAAATAAAATTAAAACAAGACAGAGCGCTTGCATATACCGACCAAGGAAGCAAAGAAACTGGCAGGGGTTGGCCTATAGCCAGGAATAATATAACTGATTATCACAGGCAGTTTGAAGGGCCGAAACACGACAAGAAATATCAAAACAGGGGCAGCGCTTACAATCATTTAGACATTAATAACGACCCTGTCGGCTTGTCTGGTGCAGATTTTACGCAAAACGGTATTGGCTCAATTATAAATTCAGGTATCGCATTTCAATCTTGTAATCTGAACACTAAAATTGAGCCTTTTAATATTAATTTAACAGACAACAGAAGTTACCCTTTAACTTTACCTGGCGACATTTCGCATGAGTTAGAGAAAAAGAAAGCATCAAGCGCAAGTCGTGCAAGTTTTATTAGCGCAATATCTGGCGATGACACTTTATATGTTCGCCCGAATCTTTTAAAGGAACACTACAACGACCTTGTGACGATGTTAAAAAAATGCACACAAATAAGGCCGCTTTGTTTTGACGAGATAAGTTTTGGTAACAAAAAACCAGAGCCGGAAACGGGTAGCTTGTTAGTTCTGTCTGCTTTTCTTTGGAATGCCGTCCCTAAAGACTCTTATGCTTCTTTTGTCTCCGGTTCTGCTTCTCATACTTTTTGGTCTAGTTTAGGCGTTACAATTGGCGGCGCTGGAGGTTTTAGCGATTTTCCAGATGATATTTACACTCATGCTACTGATGCTGACAAAGCTGTTATGGCAAATTTTAGGTGGGTTACAATTGCAGACGTAAAAGCAAAAGCGGCAGCAATGGGTTTTAAATTCAGATACGAAGAGCATTTCCAAATAATAGATTTTAATAGAGAAACAATATATTTTTCTGGCGATGCAAACGCACAATTTGACACTTTTAGGCAAGGCACAACCGGCAATTGGAAACGGCCAATTTCTAAGGCTGTTCTGTCTGGTTCCGGTTACATTAATACGCTCACTGAGGGCGTTACTTATGTAAACAGTGCTGCAACTTGGGCCTCAACCAATAGCGACGGCACTTCAGCATACAGAACCAGGTACGTCGGACACACTACACACGCAAACCCAGCAATTTTAATTTATTTACACGACACCAGTCGGACAAACACTTCTGTCAAAGGCAAATTTGCAGAAAAACAAGTTGATTCTAGTGGGCAAGTTGGCAGTGATGTTATTAGGAATTTAACGGCAGACGAGCAAACAGTCACGCCCACAAGTTCAAGCGCTCAGTATTTATATTTTTGCCAAGTCACGCCGCCGGTTACTCATTCGGCCTAGCCTCCGCTTGCAAATTTAAGAGCCTACGGCAGCCTTATGCCAGCAATGGCTAATAAATTTGAGCTAACAATTGACCTAACAAATCGCAAATTTGTTACGTCGCGTTACGATTCAAGTACTTTCACCCTGGACAAACTTTACCAGGGCGACGTTTTGCCATTGCGTATCCGAGTTGTAACAGCCAAATCAGACGGCGGCCTTACATCACCTTTTGACCTGGTAACAGCCGGCTCGATTGAGTTGGCAATATGCACACCAAGTTCTAGCAGCCCGGCAGTTTTAGCCACAACAGGCGCTACAAGTATAGCGGCCGACGGTTCTGATTATTACGCCGATTGCACACTGTCGCTAAATACGTCGAATATTGACGGTTTAACTTACGCCGGAAATACATCGCCAGCCACTACAACCATCGAAGCGGAGTATGTGAGCGGGAGCAATAGTCTCACGGCAATACAGCAATCAATTAACATTCAGCCACACGGCATAGACACCGGGGCGAGTAGTCCTTCGCCGTCAAATAGTTATTATACAACAACTCAAACCGACGCTAATTTTTTAGCAAAGGCTGGCGGGACTGTTAGCGGTTCAGTTACATTCTCAAACGCTGCCCAGGTTAGATTTGCCAGGTACGACGACACAACAATTACTGGCGCAGGCAATCATACTTTAAACCCGTACAATGCAACATTTGTGAAGTTAGGCACGCTTTCAGCCACAGCAAATTTAAGAGGCATTAGCGGCGGCGTTGATGGGCGTTTTTTGATTCTATACAATAGCAATGCAACTTATGGCGTAGTAATCGAGCATGAGAGCAGCAACGAATCAACTGCAGCAAATAAAATTTACACAATGTCGGCAGCAAATACGACAATTACAGCAAGGGGAAGCGCTCAATTCATATACGACAGTGGCGCTTCTCGTTGGATTCTTTTATCAGTAAACCCTTAATGATTTAATAAAATGGCACAGCAAACATTTGGCAGCATAATAAAGACAGTATCAGCAACCGGCACGCCGGAGGCTCTTGGCTCTGGTTCAGTGCGCGGGCATTCATTTACTTTTGTGGGCATGAAGGCGGCCCGCACAGATAACGCGGGCAAGATTTATATACAACCAGGTTCAAGCAATGACAGTGCAGGCATTCCGTTAAGTCCTGGCGACTCGATAACATTCACAGCCGACAGCGACGACGATTATTTTACAGACGCACAATTTTATATTGATGTCGAAAATGCCGGCGATGGTGTAATTGCATTCTACGATAAATAAGGGCCGGCTATGATTACAATTAACAGAAAGAACCCGACACCGGGCGAAGTCACAAGCTCGCTAAGTAATGCGGAAAATGGCGGCCTACATTTTGATGGTGCGGCCGGTCGCATAGACATTGCTTCGCCTCCAGATTTAGGAACAAAGTTTTCTTTCGAGTTTGTCTTAAAAGCTGATTCGTTTGGTTCATCAAATCTCTATTTTTTAGATTTCGGAAACGGTGGGAGATTTATATTCGGCACACATAGCTCTATAAGTTATAACTGGGGCATTTTTGATAACACCTCTTGGAAAAGTTTTGGCGTTAAACTTTGCGACGATTTAAAGGTTCATCATCTCGTTGTAACAATTGACTCAACTTCAGCAACTCTGTTTGACAATGGGGTTTCTGTAGGAACTGCAACAATAAGCGCAAGTCACGGTATAGACTCTTGTAGTGATGCGTTTATCGGTTCTGCTTATTCAAGCGCGGTCAATTTATTTGAAGGAACACTGTCGCGCACACGGTTTTATAATCGGGTGTTATCCAGTTCGGAAATTAAAGAAAAATTCGAGAACAAAAATCTAAAATTTTCTGAGATTTACGGTAGTCAGACTAATTTAGTTACGAACGGTACATTCACAGGAGGGACAACCGGATGGGGCTTAACAAGCGTAACTTACGGGACTAATAATGTGGTTTGGGCAGCGGCAGGAGGCTGGGCTTATATCCGTCGAGCCGATTGGAATATTACTGTTGGCAAAAAATACCGAATTACCTATGACATAAGCGGGCATTCGGCTAATGGAGTTTTGCAGTTGTGGGACTATGGAGGAGCAAACACAATTGCTACGCTTCCAGAAATAACAGGCAACGGAACTTTCACGCACGAATTTGAAGCACTTAAGTCATCTTCAAGTGGGGTTATTTTAGGTAAAGTGGGGAGCACTTTCGTGGGAACGATGGACAATGTTAGCTGTGTGGCTATCGGAGCAGTATCAGATTACGACCTAGCATTTGCTAATCCAACGCAGTCGCTAATGGTGCAGGACAGAGCAGGAGCCGCAGACGGAACTGCTTCAGCGACAGGAGTTTTACAGACTCAGAAGATTGTTCAACTTAACAGTAAGGCAATTTCAGTTTCTGCGGCAACTGCTCGAACTCCTGCGGACGGTGAAATAGTAGCAGACGAATTTAGTATTGCAGAATTTAAAACTAGCACGAATGTTTTAGAAACAAATGTTGCTGGCCAAACTGGAGCTAGGTTGAGAGCGGCAGTTAGTGACGTTGGTACACCGACATTTTCGTTTAACGACGACACCGACACAGGTATGTATCGAGCGGCAGCAAACGAGTTAGGTTTTACGACCGCTGGTGTAGCAAGAATGACGATTTCATCGGCGGGACTCGTTACCGTTACCAATGCTACAGAATCTAAACTCAGATTAACTAACACCAAAGACTGGGGTTCTTCTGATTCTGGAAATATTGGCACATTAGAATTTTACACAACCGATGCGAGCGGAGCAGGTGCACGCGTTTTAGGTGCGGTTCAGTGCGCTCAAAATGCGGGTTCTGGTGCGCCAAATGGCGAGCTTGTTTTTAAAACTGCTCTTGGCGGTGGTTCGGCTGCGGCGGCAGTGGAGCGGATGCGGATTTCGTCGGAGGGGCGTGTATCGATAGGTGGTTCAGCCGACCCGTATTCGTTAAGTGCTGACACAACTAATACTCTTACAATCCAAGCGACTGGGACTAATAAAGCCGGTGCTTTGGATATTGCAGCAACCGGCACTGGTTGGGTTGGTGTTAACTTAGGTAACGAAACTATTCGAAGAGGTTTTATCGGTGCATTAAACGGTTCCGATATGGCTTTTTATACGAACCCAACAAATGCTGGTACAGCTGTAACAGAACGATTACGCGTCAGTTCGGCGGGGGTCGTCTCGATAACCAAAAACGCTGACGGAGCATTAGGGGCAGAGTTGCGTTTAGTCAACGACCCCGGTTCTTCAACAACGGCAGGGACTGAAGCCCGACTTACATTTGCACCGCATCACTCCGGTACTGAAGTAGCGAGCATTCGGGCGATTGCAGAAAACACGGGTGCTAAGACTAAACTGAGTTTTTACACTCACAGCGGGTCAGCTTTAGCCGAACGCATGGTAATCGACGGAGCTGGTGAAATTGTTGTAAATGACAGCACCGGAACCGAGGCTGGAAGAATAACCACAATCGGCAACAATCTGACTATTTCTGGAACAGTTGTAAATCACTGCGGTTTTTCGTTTGCTACCAACGCAATTCTACCAGCGACACAAAGTGCGACTAACAATAACACCGTTGATCTCGGTCAGAATGGGAATTCTTTTAAAGACTTTTATCTTGCAGGAGAGGCAAAACTTGCAGGAATTACTACGCTTGGCAGTTCGAGTGAACTCACTATTGCCAGCGGCGGTATAACTATTACAAGCAGCTATCATACTGTTGACACCGAAGGAGACGCTGCAAGCGATAACCTTAACACTATTAACGGAGGCAGCACCGGCAGCATTTTAATTTTAAACAGCGTTACTAGTAGGAGTGTAACATTGAAAGACGATTCTGATAATTTGCGACTCGCTGGCGATTTCACACTATCACAAGCGAATGATTCTATTATGTTGATAAAATTCGGAACCACGTGGCGCGAAATATCACGCTCAACTAACGGATAATAAAAATGACAACTTGGACAATTAACAACACAAACAGCAATGCCGAAACTGGGTATATTAAATCCGCAGATTGGCTTTGTACTAAAACTGAAGACGAGTTTTCAACTTCAATAAGTGGAGACGTTTGGTTCACTGAACCAGACGATGCAGACCCAGAATCGTTTGGCGTTCCATACGCTGAAGTGAGCGAGGAAAACGCAATCGCTTGGACGAAAGAAAAACTTGGTTCAGATAGCGTAGCCAACATCGAATTAACGGTTGGCAGGAATTTGGATGCGTTAAAAACACCAGCGCAGCAAGACGGGTTGCCGTGGCAACAACCAGAACCAGAACCGACACCAGTCGAGGAACCCGTAGTCGAAGAACCGGCAGTAACAGAATAATTTTACGATGATACAAGTAAACACTATCCCGAAGCCCGAAGAGGGTTTGAACATATCGAAGCTCGTTATCGGATTAAACTCAGCGAGCGATTCACCGTTCTCAATGCAATTCAATGTCCTTGGATACGGCAAGCGAACCATCGAAAACGATGAAGGTGAAGAGGTTGATCAGTGGTTCCCAAATCCCGTATACAACGGACTGTTTAGGGTGGATCAAGAGAAATGGTCAAACTGGACTCCAGAGGTTGCTGGTTCTGATAACGAGTACATCGGCAATCTTGTTTTGGCTGATCTTAATTTAGAAAAAGCACCAGAGGCTGAAATTGAAGAAGTTCAGGTTGTGAACGAAGAGCCAGTCGCTGAAGAGCCAGTTGCTGAAGTCATCGAAGAAACTTCTGCTGAGTAATTAAAATGCTTGTAGATACCAATGACGTTCAAGTCTTCGGTGCGGGTTCAGCAGGAATCGGCACTTGGTATCTGCCATTGAGTCAAGCGCTTCAAGTCAGCATTTCATTTGCAACATTGATTTTTATATGCTGCAAAATTTATCAAGTAGTTAAGAAAAATAATAAAGACAACGGGTTATACTAAAAAAATATGAAAGGGAAAAAAACTTACGCCACAGCCTCCGGTGCGATAGCTGTTGCAGTCGGAACATGGCTTCAAGATCCTGAGTTAATGCCTATGGCAAACATGATTCAGATCGTCATTACTTCACTCCTAGCAATGTTTTTGCGCAAAGGGGTCAAGACAGATACGTCACAGTGATTAACCTTGTCAGCGCAGTCGTGGCGCTATGTAAAGCACTGCCGGTGCTTGAGAAGGTTTTCTTGATTGTTGCTGCGAGGATTCGTGAAGCAAAAGCAAAGTCAAACTATGAAGATAAACTTTCTGAAATTGATAGCGCTATTGATTCCGCTGTTGTTGATAGGGTGCAAGACGAGACTGCCTCTGAATGGAGTCTCGACCCTGACAGATCACCCCCAGTTTCAAAAAGCAGCACAGACCACACCTGACTGGACTCGGGCAGCACTGCGAAAAGTTGCTGAACTCGAATATGAAATTGAGCGCAGGTAATGGACAACTTAAAGTCAGGAGCTGTCGGAGAATTACAAACAGCGTGCGAATTAATGCGGCATGACTGGCACGTGTCACGCCCTGAGACACCTGCCCCATTTGACCTTGTTGCAACAAACCGAAACGGTCACAGCGTTTTGGTTCAGGTTAAGTCTTCTGAAATGCCAGTGCGTGAATCTGACAACAGATCACCAAGATACAGATTTCACACCTCACGAAATAACGGGGTGACATACAAAAAAAATGATTTTCATTTTTGGATCTTGTTTGCAATGACGCACAGCGTTTGGTTTGTTATTCCATCAAAAGAAAAGCTGAAAACCACAACAAGCTGGACTCCATCAGGAGTGAATGACCCTTTGGAAAAGTGGCGCAACAGATTTGAACTCCTACAAAAAGTGTGACCAAACCTGTGACTGTTTTTAAAAGTCTTTCGTTTCTTAGGGAATAAAAACAAAACCGCTGTTTCGTAAACAGCAGGTCATCGGTTCAATCCCGATCACTGGCTCCATTAAAACCAATATTTAAAAGGTTTTTTAGTTTATTTGCTTTTCCTATTCAAACCCATTCAAACCCATTTTAGCCTTGAAAAGTGTGACGAAGTGTGACGCTCTCTTTTCATGAAAGTTAAGCGCTGGCAGGTTCACGGGAAAAAGACTTGGGTTGCTGACGGTGTAGTCAATGGAACTCGAACACGTATCAAGTTTGCCACAAAAACACTGGCTGAAGCGTTTGTGCGTGAACATGAAAGAGGACAGCGCACTCACAGTGATTGGTGGCTGTCGCTTGATGCTAGTGAGCGAATTGATGTTATCAACGCGCACAGTCAAGCCAAGGCTACTGGATTTAGGCTGTTGCAGGCTGTTGAAAATTTCAAAGGGAAAGACAGAAGTTTGATTCCAATGTCTGTCGGTGAAGCTGTTGCATCTGGTTTGCGTGAGCGAACTCGGGCAGGTAAGAGTCACAAGTCAATTGCAAACCTGAAAACAGTGTGGACTAGGTTCTCAATTTGGGCTGGTGAATCAACACCAGTGTCATCAATTGACTGGCGTCAAATTGACGCTTGGCTTGAGCAAGGAAAATGGCAAGGGCAAACACTAAAAAACTACCAAACAATTCTTCACACGCTTTTTGAAGACTGTGTCAAAAAACGCGCCAGAGACTCAAACCCTGTGGCTGCGCTCTCATCACCCTCGGTGGAAAACAAATTGCCTCCAGTGTTAACTGTGGATCAATCAAGGCACTTGTTGTCTGTTACTGAGGCAAATGATCCAGCTCTCTTGACATATGTGTCATTAGCAATGTTTGCTGGAATTCGCCCTGCTGAGATCAATAGGCTAGGTGCTAACTCAATAAAACAAAATCATGTTGAGGTTTTGCATGGCAAAACTAGAAGGCGCAGAATTGTAGATCTTGAGCCAATTGCATTTTTCTACATTCAAAAAGGTTCACCGCCTCCGTTCGTAAACCTTCGAAAAAGGTTTGATGTGATTAAGAAAAAATTGAACTTCAAGTGGAGTCAAGATGTCTTGCGTCATTCATATTGCAGTTATCATTTGGCTGCTTTTGAGAATGCTGCAAAAACTGCATTGCAAGCAGGACATTCAGAAAAAATACTATTTGAGAATTACAGAGAAATAACAACAAAAGAAACCGCCCTTGAGTTTTGGTATTGCAAAAACCTTTATAATTATTGATAATGAATCTCAAAGCTTCGTCTCAAATACATTATATTGTGGAAGTAAAATAAATGATCCACAACATATTGTGTTTTTTATAATATTTTATATTTGACTAATTTGTTTCTAAACAATATTACTTTTCTCAGCGATCAATGGGGGCAATAAAAAATTTATAAAAATTTTAAAATTCTGGTTGACAGTGTGACAGTCACCTCAGATTATTGTTTGTCCTATGGCAAACCAAAGAGCGGAAAACAAGAAAGGCATTGGCGTTTACGTCGACAAGCTTCTTCATTCTCAGCTACAAGCTATAGCCAAACGAAGAAGGATCACGTTGAAAGCCTTAGTGGAGGAGGCAGCAGTTTCAGCGGTAGAAGAAGACAAAAAAACAGTAACACGATAAACATAAAAACATGGGGGGAATAAAACAAGGAGAAGGTGACAGTCACCTTAAATACATAGGCGCACAAGTTGCGCCTAGATTAAAAAAACAAGTGGAGCGATTGGCAAAAGCTGATGATCTGAGTGTGTCGCAATTATTGCGGCGTGAATTGAAAAAAATAGTTAAGGAACAATCCTGAACTTTTTTTTAACGGAGGTGACAGTCACCGACAGTCACCTGTTAACAAATGGAAAAACTAATGACATATCAAGAAGTAGCAGAAGTCTTGAGGTTATCTGAAAGCGGTGTTCGAAAGATCATTGCAAGAAGGGATCTGAAGAATGTTGATCTTGGTTACAAATCAAAGAGAGTCAAAAAAAATGACTTGGAAAAATATATTGAGAGAAAATGCAAATGATTGAAGAAAAAAGTGCAGAGGCAGAAACCAAAGACAAAGCAAATGAGAAGTCAATGATTGCTACCCCTGCAACAACAACAGGCGAGATCATGCCTTCGGTGTCCATGTACGACAAGTTAAATGATCCCACTGACGCAATTGAAAAATTGGGAACGTGGTTTACAAAATCAGGGATGTATGGATGTGAGAAAGTGGAACAAGGAATTGTCTTAGCGCTTCATTGTGTGAGCCAGAAGAAAGATCCGCTTGAATTGCTTCGAACTCATCACCTGATTCAAGGGCGCTTGTCCATGCGTGCTGATGCAATGCTTGCAGCGTATCGTGAGAGAGGTGGCAAAGTTAAATGGGTTACCTTTGACGATAAAACAGCAGAGGCTGACTTTATTTTCGAAGGTGAAACAACGCGCATTTGCTATTCTATTGACGAAGCAAAGAAGGCAGGTCTTGTGCGTAACAATTCACCTTGGACTAAACAACCAAGCTCAATGCTACGGGCAAGGCTAATATCAAAAGCAGTGCGCATGATTTGCCCAGAAGTGAACTCAGGATTGTATTCACCTGAAGAAGTGCGTGACTTCAAACAAGAGCCAATCAAAGAAGAAAAAAAAGCTTTGTTTGAAGAATTGCCAAAGCTCGAACCTATTAAGACAGAACTGATGGAAGTGCCAAAATGATAAAGGTTCGATCCAGTGGCGCACCTGCCAAATTACATTGCTGGCCTTGGGAGTCTCAACCATTTGACACCAAACAGAAGTCGACAGGAACAGACAGGCATGAGGCTCTTGAATCTTACTTTAAGGGAGATGACAAACCTCTTGCAGGTCTTGAGCTTGAAGATCGTGATGGTGTTGAGTGGGCTATTGATTACATCAAGGCTCACACATCTGAATCATGGCCAATGGAATGGGAGAAGGCTGGCAAACTTAAAATTCAGAGTGATGAAATTGATGAACCTTTAATCATTTCAGGTCGCTGGGATTTAGCAAATGGGCCACAGATGTTTGACCTGAAATGGCGATTACCAGCAGCCGGAAAAAGCTATGACGCACAGTGTGCAATATATGCTGCAATGAATATGGCAAGAGGGCAAAAAGGGCCAATCACATTCCATGTGTTGTACGGGTTTGAAAAGAAACCAGAGGTGCAGCAATACAGTCAACAACGGTGCGACGAACTGGTCGGAGAATTAATTGAAAGCTACAAAAGAAATGAAGCAAAACCTAATCCATACTGCACTTGGTGCGGTGCAATTGTTACCTGTCCAGCTATGAACAAGCTTGCACTAAAGGTGGCAGACTCATTTGATAAAGAAGTTGAACTGTTTGACCCAAAGGAAATATCAGAACCAAAGAATTTAGCCAAAGCCTTGTCATTTGCAAGAGCGCTAAAACCTTGGTCGGAAGCTGTTGAAAGACAAGCAAAGGAAGCAGTTGAAGCAGGGGTTGAACTTGAAGGTTTTAAGTTTCAATCAAGAACAACTCCAAGAAAAATAAAAGATTTAGCTGCGGCTTTTGCTGCAAGTGGATTGACCAATGAAGAGTTTGTCAATTGCTGCACGCTAAAAATAACAGAATTAGTCAAAGCCTATGCAGAGGCTAATGGACTGAAACAGGCTGACGCAAAGCGAGAGATCAATGAGCGCTTTGAGTCAGTCTTTGTACACGGAACAAAATACAACTCGTTGGTCAAAAAATCCTAATGTCTAGTATAAATTACACATTCGAAGATCGGGGTGCAATTCCTGCACTGTTAGAAGAAGGCGCATATGAAGTCGAAGTTAAGTCCGTTGAGTTTGGTTACAGCCAAGCTGGCAATGAGAAGGCTGATCTTCAACTGAACGTGTTGTCACATGATGGTAAAACAATCTATGACTCGCTGACTTTCACAGAGAAAGCGTTCTGGAGGATTGATCAAGCCTTAAAATCGCTTGGCATTGCTACTGCTAAAGGTGAAAGCCTTGACGTGAGCGAGAGCCTTTTGGTGGGCAAGAAAGGGTGGGTCAATCTAGTTGTAGAAGAGTGGAACGATCGCAAGCGAAACAAGGTTGGTGATTGGCTTGCAAACGCTCCATCCGGTGGCGGTGATCTCTAAAAAAGTAAACGGTCACACCGTCGAGGTCGTGGGGAGGTTGATTGTTCGAGTTTCGGACAACAGCCGCCCACGGTCTGCGGCTAAAGTGAAACACACGTTTGACTATCAAGTTGACATTGCTCATCGGTTGCAAAAAATAATGATCCCAATTTTTGACCGCATCTGTAAAGACACTGACTGCAACCATA